TCACGATGTGGAGCTTCGCATCACTTGGGGTTCTGCGGCGGCTGATAACAGCTTCAAGTGGGACATCTACGCGAACTACGCGTTTCTTGACACCAACGAGCGTGATTACTTCGCCTCTACCCCCCAGAATATGATCATCACCCAGGTGCAGAAGGCCACTGCCTCTCGTGCCAAGATCCAGGAGCTCAACTTCAACCATCCCATCAAGTACCTCGCGGCTGCTAACGCCTCTGGTGTGAACATCCTGGCTGATGACGGTACCTACGATAACAAGGTTAAGCTTCAGATCAACGGTACCGACGTTGCTGACTACAAGTTTGCCAACCCCAACTTCAACACCGTGCCTCTCTACTACCACACCACGAACTCGGGTTCCGCGGTCGCTTCTCCCACTGTTGAGAAACTCTTCGTGTACCCATTTTGCCTTGAGACTGGTAAGATTCAGCCCACAGGTACCCTCAACTTTTCCCGCCTCGACACCGCTCGTATCGTGAACGATCGCCAGGATTCCAATGATGACATCTACGCGGTCAACTATAACGTTCTCCGTATTGAGAATGGTATGGGTGGACTTTTATATTCTAACTAAATAATAACACACACATGTGGAAACTTATTTTCCTCATCGCCATCGTATTTGTATTGACGTATGATCCTAAATCCAGGACACTCGAGAAGTTTGTTGGTCAGCCTACAGCGCCGATCCAGAAGTCTTGTGAAGATGCGCATTACCAATCCGTCCAGTTTGCCCAGAGCCCCTATGAATGTCCAACTCCAGGAAGGACTCAAATGGGTGTAATTACTTAAAAAGAAGACCTCTATTTACTGTATAATGATTCCAATGGACCGTGAAACCCTTATGATGGTGGCTACTATTGTAGCTATCGCTGGTGTTATCTTCCTCTTTAGGGAGATGAACAAACAGAAGCAAGATGTTGATAACCTCAAGAACTTCTCGGCCCAACTCATCCAAAAGTTGAGCACCCCAATGCCCATGCCCAGTCCCGCACCTCAAGTTGAACCCACGGATGAAGAGGAGGTTACTGAAGAAAAGAAGGAGGAATAAACATATCCGGATATTATAACTTGCGAATGCGCAATGAAAAAATACAAAGCTATAGCGATACCGGTCAGTTTTACTGACGAAAAACCCCGGTTCCTCACAGTTAGGGATCGGAGATTTAAGGATTGGATTTTTGTCACAGGCGGGTGCAGAAGGAGGGAGATATTCAATCCCATTAGATGTGCCCTTAGGGAATTAGAGGAGGAAACCCGTGGTGTAGTCTCATTGAAAAGTGGGGAATACACAGAGTTTAAGTTTACAGTGAAGGAGAGTCCTACGGTGGATTTGGAATACAACGTATTTGTATTCTTCGTTGACTACAGTAGAAGTCAACAAAACTCTTTAGTTAAGAAGTTTTATGATGAGAAGCAGAAGATGAATCTGAGAAAGATTCAGAAGTTACCCATAAAGAAGACGTACGATGAAAATGATTACATGAGTTTTGACACTCTAGAAGAGTTTAACACACGTAAACAGTGGAATCTCATAATTGAAAATGTTGTGAGGAATCCAAAGTTTTATTCGTGTGTAAGTTCCCTCAATAGAAAAACCTTTTCTATTAAGTAGAATGAAGTCCAAGGCTTACATTTTAATGCAGATTGGAGATCTCCTCGTGAAGAATAGAGGTCTCTGTGATGAAGAGGTGGAAGAGTGGATCAGGGAAAATGAAGGTAAAACCGTATATGAACTTTTAACACTAAAAAAAGAACTCTCTCAAAGCCGGGAGTACCAAGATGTATCTTGTGTGAGATGGTTTAGAGAAGAGACGCAATAATAAGGTATGTTTAAAAAGTGGTGCAGTCAAAATAATTTTAACAATGCAACCAATCTATCGCATGTGCTCATGGACGGCGGTGTCCTTTCTGTGCCATTCGATAAATTGAATGACTTCTATGAAAAGTACATAGAAGCTGTCAAGAAGGGTGAGAAACTCTACGTGGTTGAACAGAAGACGGAGACGTACAATTTCTTCGTTGATATTGACTATAAGGACGAGAGAGCCTTAACCCTAGAGGAGATTCAAGACATCTGTAAAGTCATCTGTGACAAAGTGAAACGCCACGGTGGTAAAGAGTGTCTCATCTCTATTTCACCTCCTAAAAAAGCGGGTACCCTCGTAAAAACGGGTGTACATCTCAACTGGCCAGGTTTTGTTGTAGATCAGGGTTCAGCTTTGGCGTTGAGAGAACATATATTAGTGGCACTCTCAAAGGCAAAAGGTGTGATGGATTGGAATGAGATTGTGGATTTGGCAGTGTACGGTGACATTAGGAGAAAGTCTAAAGGGAGTGGATTTCGTATGCCGTGGTCCCACAAGATGGCTAAGCATCAACTGTGTGGTGGTCAGGGTTGTGAAGAGTGTGGTCGTACGGGTAAAATCGTTCAGGTTGCTTATCTCCCCGTTTTCATGTATAAACATGGACCTTTGAGCACCCTTCTCAAGATTGATCAGCAACCGAATATTGATATCCTCAAGATGTCCGCTATACGAACAAATGAACCTCAACACATAACTGTAGAACCCCCTTCTAAAGTTATCAAGGAGGGTACATTTACAGATACACAGACAAAGGATGAGGTTCAAAACGATGAACTCCGGGGTCATATAGAGGAATTCATCCAGAAGAATATGGAGGGGCAACGTATATCAGTGGTGACAAAGATATTCAAACATAAGGAGACGTACCTCATTTCAACCAATTCCAAATATTGTGAAAACCTAAAGAGACCCCATAGTTCAAACCATGTGTGGTTTCATATCAGTGGTTCCGTGATTGCTCAAAAATGTTTCTGTAGATGTGAGACTATTAGGGGTAGGAGGGATGGTTTTTGTAAAGACTTCTATGGTCGTAAACATCAACTACCCATCAAAATAGTTGAAAAAATGTACCCAAAAAAGGAGGACCTCAAGAAGTGTCCCGAAATTAAAAAGTTTGAAGAAAAGCCTCAAATCAAACAAACCGATGTGAAGAAACCGTTGGAATCATTTATGCATAGATGTATGAAATGTCCAGAAGACACACGTGTCGTGAGTATCTCGCGACAGAAAAATACATTGTCGGTTTTAACGACTGCTACGTATTGTGAAACTATTAAAGGTGAGCATGAGGGGTGCACGATGTCATATGTCATAAAAGGAACCAAGATAACACAAAAATGTCCGGTTTGTAAAAAGAGTACAGCAAGAACCTATGAGTTGAGTGGTAGTGTCAAACAGGGACTCAAACCGACACCCTAGATACAAATATTAAGTTTCATCAAAAGATACTTAAAAAACAAGAGTCTTTATGTATATAATGGTACAGACGCGTACTCGCACCGGTAGAAACATAAAGAAGCCTGAGCTTTACACTCCAGAAGAGACTGTTTTGGAAGATGACTATACATTAGAAGAGCATGATTCCGATTTTGGATCCGACCTTGATACAGAAGATGAACTGTATTCCGATGATGACAGTGAGGACGATGAAGATGATGGGAGTCTCAAGGATTTCATCGTAGATGACGATGAGGAAAGTGAGGAAGAAGACACTTAAAAAAAACAATGTCTATATAAAAAATGGAGACTGATATAGGAAATCCAATTGATTACGATCCAACTATGGATCCTCTCAATAAGAATGAAGAGAAACATGAAGATAGTACACCTATAAATGATACAATGGTCCATGACCAATCATACTATGTTCATCCTTCGGAAATGATGTATCACCCACAACAACCGGAGAAAAACGATTTTTTATCCAACGTTGACAAGTCTACCTGGATCATAGCCTTTGCCGTGTTCTTATTGGGCTTTTTCATGGGGAAAACCATGCAACCTGTTATTCTTAAGTACGCTTAATTTCGTTTAAACGTCTCTGTAATTTTTGTTCTCTCGTTTCATCTGGAACTTCTATTTTACCGCTCTCATGAGGGAATCCGTATAACCACTGGTCATCAGAAACACTTGAGTATGGTTCAAATGACCCAATATCACCATAGACGGGTTGTAATTCACCTGTTATATCACGATCCATGACCTGAGTGGGATATCTCGGCATTATGAATGCATCCCTAGTATCCTCAATAAAACCTTTTGCTGTACTCGCCTTGTTTTTTGAATTGAAGTCAATATTGAATTTTAAATACGGTTCAAAAAACAAAACGAAGAATATACTCGTCAAAATGATAGTAACAACTATTTTCCACATTTTGTTTACTGTATGTGGATATTTTTTAATTAGTTAGAAGAAACCTCTGGTTCGCCCTCCTCTTCAGATTCCTTGATGGTACCACTCGTGGAAGCCTCAGCTTCGGCCTCGCGCTTCTTACGTCGCTCCTCAACTTCCTTCGCGACAATCTCGTCAGCCTCCTTGACGAGGTCCTCCATCTGGGCATCGGGCTTCTCCTTCTTGAGACGCTCAATGACATCAGCTGGGTGGCTGAGAGGTGGTTCATCAGGCTTCGTATAGAACTTAGAGTTCTCGTCACCTGGCTTGAGGAAGCTCTTAGACTCCATCATGTCCCGCTTACGCTCGTTGAAGAGGCGGGTGGCCTCACTTTGGTTCTCCTTGTAACCAATCATAATCTCCTCAAGCTTCTCGTTAGTGTAATGGACATCCTCAATCTTTAGAGGATCAGGTGGGATGAGAAGCCACTTGTACATGTCAACGACATAGATATCAAAGGTGGAATCCTCCTTCTGAAGACGCTTCGCGTGGGAGGCAGCCTCGTCACGAGAGGCGAAAGCGCCGCGAATCTTGATACCAAACTTATCATTCTTTTGGGGAGCCTCAGGGCCTACGACGGAAAGGCACGCATAGAGCTGTCCGGGGACGGTAGTGTAATCCTGCTCGAGAGACATATTATACACTATACAGTGTCCAAAACTTTAAGCCAACTTAAAAGAATTATGTTATTGAATAATAATGAGAACTTTTTGGGATAAGCAACCGGTTCCACAAGAAGGTGTCAACTACGAAAAGGGACGGGAGATTGAAAAGGATAAGAAAGTTGTTGAAGAACCTATAAAGCTTCCCGATGGATTTTCATGGAAAGTGTGTTCCGTTGAAGAAGCCCATCCACTTCTTACCAATTATTATTTGGCGAATGAGAGTAATATTCTTAGGTATTCTCTAGAAACCCTGAAGTGGGCAGCTGAGTCACAGGGTTATGAAAATAGGGGTATTGTTCACGACGAGACGCAAGAACTTATTGGGTTCATATCTAGTGTTCCAAACAAGGTGCGTGTTTGTGAAGACGTACTAAACATGGTTCAGATTAATTTCCTTTGTGTCCATGATGATTTCAGAACTATGGGTTTTGCACCACTTTTGATAGGTGAGATGAAACGAATCGCTAATACAAAGGGTGTGTGGCAGGCTGTATACACAGCTGTGACTAAAATACCAACACCCCTTGTGAAATCAACATATTGGCATCGTATCCTCAATGTCAAGAAACTTTCGGATATCGGATTCTACAAGGTTGCAAATAAAACGAAACAGAAGTATCTTGAAGTTCGCGGTACTTCTCAGTTTAGGAAAATGCATACAGGGGACATTCCGAGGGTCACCAAGATATTACAAAATCATTTCAAGAAGTTCAAGATTGCCCCAGTGATTGATAAAACTTGGGTAAAACATTGGATACTTCCAGCAAATTCATATATAAATGATTCAGATGATACCTTCATTTCATTCTATGACATACCGAATGAACGGAAAGATGGTACATCTACAATTTACCAGGCGTATTCATTTTATATAGTCGGTGACGTGTTCAATGATGCATTCCTCATTGCTAAAAATCTGGGTTACGATTTGTTTACTACTTTAGACATTGGTAAGGATGTACCAAATCTAGAGAAGCAGAAGTTTCTTCCTGGAAGTTCTAGTGTTCATTATTACTTGTTTAATTGGTTACCTTCATCTACAATTTCACTGGAAGATGTGGAAGTCAAGTTACCTTGAGTCTCTAATCTACTCTTAATATGTTTGATATCCAAACCTAAGTAAAAGAAATAAAACGTAAAAATCATAAGATGGAGGAAATCCGAAAAAATCACAACAACGCCAAAAGGGATCTGATCCAATCTGTCACTAGAGATGGTGATCAGATCCTAGACGTTGGTTGTGGTTTTGGAGGGGATCTTCAGAAGTGGCACAAGTGTGGTGCCAATATGAGTATGTGTGATCCAGAGTCAGAAGCTCTCATAGAGGCCAAGTCCCGCGCTAAAAATATGCATATGAGGGTGAACTTCTACGAGGGTGACATTCATAAGTGTCCGAATAGGAAGTATGATATCCTGTGCTACAACTTTTCACTTCATTACATTTTCCAAACGAAGGAAACATTTTTCACATCAATCAGAGAAATCAAAAAGAGAATGAAACCCGGTGCGCGTCTCATTGGGATCATCCCAGATTCTGAAAAGATTATGTTTAGAACACCCCTCAAGGATGACATGGGTAATTTCTTCCTAATGAAGGACCACGGAAATGGGGGTTTTGGTGAGAAGTTATTTGTAAACCTGGTGGACACACCCTTCTATGCAGACGGACCACGTGCAGAACCGGTTGCGTACAAAGACCTTCTCGTGACTCATTTAGAAGAGTTGGGGTTCAAATTGGAGATGTGGGAGGGTCTCACCGGAAATCCAATTTCAGAACTGTATAGTAAATTTATATTTGTATATAAGAGATGATCGCGTTACTTGTACTCCTCATTATCAATGCGTATATACTCGCCATCACCCAGGAACCACAGGAGCTCGTTGAGGTCAAAGAGAAGTATGAAATTCTCAGGAAGCACATCACTGACACAGATCACGAAAAATTTCATATGTTGAAGAGATGTGTTCCCATCACCGGTGTGACCGCGATGAATGGTACAGTGGGATACAACACGAACAAAGGTGCTGAGATTGTTGTGTGTTTGGGTGGTTCTCCGAATGAAATCTTCCACGTCCTCATCCACGAATTGGCTCACTGTACAGTTGAAGAGTATTCCCACTCGGATCAATATTGGGAAAACTACATAGAACTTCGGGACATATGTGTTGACCTCGGTATATACGAAAAGATACCAGATAAGACAAAGTTCTGTGGTCAGCACATACAGGATAAATAATCTTTATACATATCAAATGAAGACACCAATGAACGTTTTGTTAGTTGCGATTGGGTACTGGGTCGCTATTTATGGTGTTACCCAGGTACCAAACATTATTAACAACTATTATCTAAACCTGGTGTGGTTGACTATAGTGATTCCCAACGTGTTTCACATGATGGTGGGGCGTGTTCCCCAACTCGCGGTGGATCGCCAGTTCTTTTTCGCTACAAGTGTGATTGCACTGGTTCTCACTTACGTTTTTAACAGGTTATTCAAAAAGACTGGGGAAGATCTCAAAGAATACGGAACCGACAAGGGCAAGACACTTAAAACGAATGCCTTGCTCATGGGAATGTTGTCCTTGGGAGCTTTAATTACCTACTATTCGGGTTTAGATAAATCAATCTATTCTAATATGGGTTGGGAAAATCAGGGCTTCACGACGTAGTCCTTCACGAAGTAAAAGACAATAGCCGCAACTACACCGGTAGACGCAAGACCAACCATGCTCCTACTCCCCTGTTCGTTAAGGAACTTGGGAATAGAAGTCACCAACTTGTCTTGAACAGGCTTAGACACCGCGAGGGCAGCAGCGGCACCCGCAACGAGGGCGATCATTTGATCATCGGTGAGATTGAGGGGGTTCTTGCTCTCTGGCTTGGCCTGCTGCGCCTGGGGGGCAGCGTAAGCACCCTGAGGATTGGGGGCGGTCATCTGGGGCATCATACCCTGCATCTTGGGCTCATCCATCATCATCGGGGCATCCATCATAATATCGTTAATGGGAGTAGAATCCATCGTAGTCTCTTTACTTTGACTCACATTTTTTTCAGGTTGCGAAAACGCTTCCCGATTTGGTGGTGGAGGGGCAAAGTTTGTCGTTGGATTGTCATTTAAGGGTACCATTCCATCACCGTTGTCAGCGAGATTGAGAGTATTTATATCAGTAGACATCTGATATACTCATATGTTTTCTAGATATGTGAGTGACGCAGCCTGTCACTTCGTCTTTGTAATCTTGAGATTTGTCTTTTTGGTAGCCTTCTTAGCATCATCCTCTTTCTGTTGAAGATACTTGGGATTGAACATCTTTTTGTGAAGTTTCCAAAGGTCTGGACTTCCCACTCTAAAGTTTTTCCTTACGGTTGCTTTGTACCAGAAGACACAATCCTGAATCTTATTAGACTTTACAGTGTTATCCAGGACCAGGCATTCATAATTCTCAGTGCAGGCATCCATCACCTTACAAAACATATCAAAGGAGGGGAAGATACCGAAGAATGATTTGTACAACTTCTCTCTGTTCTGGATAATGTTTTCTCTCAAAATAAATACATAATCCACATTAGCTCGTAGTGCTGGTGGGAGGTCCATCACGTACTGCATGGTCAACATGAAGAAGATCTTCCAGTGCCTACCGTTCATAAAGCATTGTCGTATACACGTATCCTTGAGGAACTTTGAATCATACATACAGTCATCAAGGAGCATAAAAGCTCCGCAATTTGTTTTACCCGCACCTACCAATTTTCTTTGTCTGGCCATGACCCTCTCTATAGCGTCTCGGTCGTAGTCACCATAAATAAAGAGATCTGGTATGAAATCCGAATAAAAATGGTTACCCTCCTCTGTTCCTGAGAGTACTATACCAGCTGGAAGATGTTTCTTATGGTACATGATATCCTTGACTAGAGTTGACTTACCGGTGTTACGCTTACCAATAAATACACAAACCCTATCATCTGATATCGTCTCAGGTTTGAATTTCCTCAACTGAAGATTCATTCTACAGTAGTGTTTCGTTTTATTTAACAAAATTTTACTCACATACTATAGGAATGTCAGGTCGTTTGAGACTTGCCGCCACTGGAGTCCAAGACCAATGGCTCACAGGAGATCCACAGTTTTCATATTTCCTGATGAACTTTAGGAGACATACAAAGTTTGCCATAGATTACGTTGAAACACAATTTGATGGCACTGATTTGGATTTTGGAAAGACTCTCCATTATAGGATACCGAATGATAAAGGTGACGTTATAAGAAATATGACACTAAAAGTCACACTAGATGACCCCTCACCTGGAGGTGATGAATGGTCTCCTTCTATTATTTCACACCTGGTTGAGAGTGCTGAGCTCCTTATAGGTGGTCAGACCATACAAAAGATAACAGGAGAATTCATCTATATGCATCAGCAGCTCCATAATACCGACGATGATACTGATCAGACTGTTTACTTCCTAAATGGTCATGGTGAACTCTTGAGTTATACGGGTAACAATACCTATTTTATGGATCTCCCGTTTTACTTTTACCGCAACCCAAGTCTTGCCATTCCAACTTGTGCACTCACGAAACAACTCGTTGAAGTTAAACTTAAATTGAGACCTCTCACAGAACTTATTGAAGGTGGTGCATCTGTGGGTGTCTCTGCAAATCTCATAAAGTGTTCCGTAGACACGGAGTTTGCATTTCTCACAGATAGGGAACGTAAATATCTTATGACTAGACCAATTGATTATGTCATCACACAGGTGCAGATGTCTAGTTTTATCATGAAACCCGGCGAGAATACTAAATCTGTGATGCTCAACTTTTCTCATCCAGTGAGGGAACTTTTCTTCGTCTCCCAATCCGAAGAGGCGGTGAGAGACAATCATCCAAATAGGTACAACAAACTTTTGAATGTTAAACTAAAATTCAACAATGAAACAGTCTTTGATAGAGACCACAAGTTTCTCGTATATGAACAAGCCCTAAAGCATCATATAAGTCCTCCAGAATACGTAGCTGGTACGAACTACAAACAATCAGAGTTTGGTATGTATAGTTTCGCACTTAATCCAGAAGTATATTACCCAACTGGACAAGTGAACATGAGTCGTATATTCCACAAACTTCTTACAGTTCAGATTGATCCCATAAATGCAGTTGATAATAACAATACACGAGTGTATGCAGTCAACTACAACATACTTCGTATAAATGGTGGTTTAGCAGGTTTAAAATTTTAGATTGTTATAGTAGTAATGGCTGGCCGCGTACAGCTCCTGGCATCTGGAGCCCAAGACAGGTTCTTTACGATGGATCCAGACTATACATACTTTTTGCAAAGTTTCAAAAAGCATACAAACTTTGCAAGAGAATATGTGAACATAGACGCAGAGAATGCAGTTGATTTTGGAGGTAAAGCGAGATTTAGAATTGCTCAAAATACTGGAGATCTTTTGACAACCCTCGGTGTGAAGATGAAATTACCGACTATTTCTACAGTGATCTACGATGATCCTAGATTTATAGAGTCTATAGGTCATGCACTCATAGAATACGCTGATCTTATCGTGGGTGGTAAAGTAATTCAAAGATTACCAAGTGATTACCTTCAAATATACTCTGAACACAATGTCACACAGACAAAACAGAGGGCCTTGAAGGAGTTGATTGGAAAGTATCCAGAACGCACAGTATCTACACGAGTATCTGACAAGGACATTCTCGGAGTGATTGGTACAGCCAATACAGAAGATGAATTCTTTGTGGACTTACCATTTTACTTTTACAATAATCCAGAGCTGGCTATACCCCTGTGTGCCATAAAGAATCAGGAAGTTGAAGTTGAAATAAAACTTAGGGATCATGATCACCTCATAATTAAGGGAACAACTGGAGAACTTCAACCCGTGACACCTGGAAGTATCCACCTTAAAGACTTCACATTGTGTGCAGAAGTGATATTCCTTGAACCATGCGACAGAATAAAACTTGAAACCGAAAAGAATAAAGACTATATCATCACACAAGTTCAACAAAATGTTTTTGATATTGGACAAGGTGTACAAACTGGTAACTTCAAATTGGATTTTGTAAATCCCGTGAAGGAACTCTACTTTGTCATTCAGAGACAGGGTGACACGGGTACAGCCGAGGGTGAATTTATAACCCCCTTTGACTATGATAATACCCTAGAAGATACAGGTGGTAAGTACATTCTCTATGAGAATCTTGACTATCTCACACTTGATTTAGATGGTCAGCCGATCATCACTCAAGGGACGGGTAACGTCATTTTCCTTAAAGCTGTTCAAGCAGCTATACACCATTCAAAAACACAACTCATCAGGAGATTCTATTCCTATAGTTTTGCTTTAGAACCTGAGAAGTGGTATCCAACTGGACAAATCAATTTTAGTCTCGTGAAGGAGCAAATCCTCAACCTAAGTCTGACACCTTGTACAGATTATGCAAGACAATTGAGAGTCTACGCACTCAGCCACAACATTCTTCGTGTTAGTGAGGGAACTGCCAGAACTCTTTTTGACGTTAAATACTAAAGATGAATATGCAATCAGGATTCGGTGATGCAGGTGACGGAATGTTGGAACAGTACATTGAAAGTATGACGAACATTCTTTTACCTGTGATGGAAAAAGCTACTTTACTCTCAGCCGAATATGCCAAAGCTTGTGGAAGAGATATGATTGTCTCAGAAGATATGGAATATGCGATGAAGTATTGTGCAATGTATAAAGTTGGCGA